CGGACTGGCTAACCGAGGGCCGCATACCGTTCGGAAAGGGCGTTTATGCGCCTCTGGGAAACATCTATGGCGATGTGGTGATTGATTACACCGCAGGCTATACGACGCGCGACGGGGGAAAGCCAATGCCGGGTGAGTTTCGCCGCGCTATATGGCTGCTCGTCTCACACTGGTTTTATAACCGTGGCGCTTATGTCGAGGGCAATATGTCGGAAATCCAGACGGGATATAACCGTTGCATTAGCCCGTTCCGGCAGATTGTGGGCTGACGTGAAAAATCCACTTATTGCCATGACTGAGCCTGTCCGGCTGCTCGTACCGATCAAGGGTGTTGACGCGGCGGGCGGGACAATCATGATCTATCAGCCTACGCCAAGGGCTGATTTTTACGCTGAGATTGACTACATGGCGAGTGCCAAGCGCACGCGGAACATGGCCAGCGGAAATAACTCTGTGGTGTTGCGCACGGTCATGACTGAGCGTGTTAGACAGGTTAACGCAGGCGACCGCATACAGTTATCGGCCCGTATGATCGGTGAGGCTGGCGACCGGGCTTACAAGGTGGTTAGCGCAGTGCCGTATTACAAAAACCATCAGGAATTTGTTGAGATCACGGCGGATTACGTCCCGTGAAAACGACTATGACGCTAAAGGATCAATCCGCTGAGTTTATGACGCGGGTTCGATCTGCCGCGCTTGACGGCCTGTTTATAGGCGCGGACGAAACGGCGGGCCTTATCGCAGAGCATATCCAGCGCGATACGCCAAGCGGCAGGACGTACAAGAAGTATAACCCTAAGCGGACGCACAAGGCATCTGCGCCGGGGGAGTATCCCGCAACAGACCTTGGCCATCTGGCTAACAGCATGGGGCCGGAACGCGACAACGAGGCGGCTTACATTGTGTCCACAGCAAAGCACGCGGTGTACCTTGAGCTTGGCCACAATAAGCGCCCTTTCATCACGCGCGGCGTCTTGGAAAACTCTGAACGGATTGCGCAAATCGTTGAAACACTGGTGAAGCGGCAGACCCATGATTGACCGTGTGGCGGTGATAGGCGCTGTGCAGAACGCGCTAAAAAATGATGACGCACTGAAAGCCCTCGTCCCGCCGGATAGGGTTTTTCTTTTGGAGGCTACCCCAGATAACTGGGAGCCTCTTTTGCCGTACATCGCAACCGATAGCGTCACGTTCAATTCGTCTGACACTTCGGACGTAGCTGACGGCTCTATCGCAACGCTAACCCTGTCTGTGTGGTCGCGCGAAGACGCTGGCCCTGCGCTCGCTATGCGTATCGGGGATGCGATCAGAAATGTCTTGAACTGCTGGTCAAACGACGACGTTCAGGTCATCCCGGCAACCCGCAGAACCGGCTCAAATACGCTCAACGTGGATCGGGCTTGGCTTGACCGCGCAACCTATCGACTTCTCATTAACGGAGGCTAATCATGGCTAAATCCGCAGGCCGTCTAACGGTCGTATCGTATAACAGCACCGGCTCAACCTATGTCTCTATGGGCCAGACTCGCACAAAATCGATCAGCCTTGACGGGCAAATGATCGACACAACCACGTCTGACAGCAACAATTGGACTGAGCTTTATGGTGGCGAGGGCATTAAGTCGGTTTCTATCAGCGTTGCAGGTCTGGTGGATAGCGATACGGACGATGCTCTGGAATCCAGCCTAATTGATTTGAAATTGACGCATACCATCAAGACATGGAAATTCCTGATCGATGGGATTGGCACGTTTGAGGGCTACTTCGCTATCAGTACGATGTCCTTTGACGGCGCACACGACGGCGCAGTAGGATACAATCTGACGCTCAACTCGTCTGGCCCCGTCACCTTCACGGCGGCATCGTAATGAGCAATGCACGGGGCGGAAAGACCGTCACCATAGGCGGTGAGACGTACAAGGTCATTTTGACGCTTGGCGCTTTGGCAGATATTGAAACCGAGATGAATGTCACTGGACCGGGTGAAATCCTTAACCAGCTTGTGTCATCTCACGTTTCATCGCACTTATGTTTTCTAAAGCACTGTTTAAGTGCGGCTGGAATGCCATTAACAGACGCCTTTATTTTAGCCCGCTCAGTTGACCCATCTGAGATTGAGGAAATCGCCGTAGTTTTTGGCGAATTGATGAAGCCTCTATTCTCTGAAAAAAAAGCAAAAGCCGAGGACAAGTAAAGCCAAATTCTGATTACTGGTCAGATTGGTTAGAGCTTGCCCTCGGCAAAATGGGAATGACATCATCTAACTTTTGGCAATTATCCGTCAAGGAATGGATGTGCGCGGCAAAAGGTTTCATTGAGTTTAACTCCCCGCCTAACGACTCATTTGAACCTGTAGATGAAGACGAATGGCAAGCCTTTATGGATAGGGCGCGTAAAATGGAAGCTAAGCACGACGCAAGGATAAAGCATAATGAGCGCTAAACTTGGCGAGGCTTACTTTCAACTCTCTCTCAAAGATGACGGCTTTGAAACCGGCATCAGGAAGGGGACGGATAAGCTAAAAAAAGCAGCTGATGACGCAGCCAAGTCCCAAGAGGCGGCGGCTAAAAAAGCTGAAGCGGCGCAAGTAAAAGCAGCGGAACGCGCGGCTATTGCGGCGGAAAAGGCAGCTAAACGTAAGGCGGAAGCCGAAGAACGTGCGGCTCAACGGGCAATAGAGAGCGCTAAAAAACAAAAGGCACAAGCGGGGCTAAACCTGTTTCGCCAAGGTTCTGACGTTTTTTCGTCTGCCGCAGGCGGTATGCCTTTGGGGATGATTGCGGCGCAGCAAGGCCCGCAAATCCTTGACGCTCTGGCCACGTCTGGTGTCAGGCTGACCGCAGTAATGGGTGTGGCTGCGGCTGGCCTTACCGCATTTGGTGTTGCCGCTGCAATTGTGGCTGGTGAGGTTTCCAGAGTCGATGCCGATTTAAAAACCTTTAGCGCACAACTTATCGCCAATGCCGATGGGGCAAATTACAACGCCTCGGCATTGGCAGAAGTGGCGCGGTCGTTTGACGAGATGGGGGCGTCGGCTGAGGATGCAAGGTCTGAGGTGTCTCTGTTTGTGCGGCAGGGCATCCGGCCTGACAGACTTGAAGAATTTGGAAGGGCTGCACGCGACCTATCAAAGGTCATGGGCGTTGACTTGCTTGACGCTGCAAACATGGTTGCGACCGCATTTTCTGGCAATTTTGACGCCATTAAAAAGTTAGATGGTCAGATTAACTTTCTGACTGACAGCGAACTAAAGCACATTGAATCGCTTTTTAAGAGTGGCAAGGCGGCTGAGGCTCGCAATGAGGCGTTTCGTTTGTTTTCGGAGCGTTACGCCAAGGCATATAATGAAAGTTTGTCTGAAGCTGACAGGCTTACCGGCAGCCTTTCAAGCGCATGGGGCAACCTTGTCAAGGCGATGGCAAACACTGGGCCTATTGAGGGGGCAACTGAAAAAATTGGCGGACTGGTGCGCAATTTGACGCTTTGGCTCAATCAATATGCGGCGGCCAAGACGCTTAGCTTTTCGGATGCGTCCATAGAAAGCGCTCGCGTCCTTAAAGATATGGCTAAACGCCAGCAGGTCATTGATAAAGGTCCATCCGTAGGTGACCTTGCCTTGATCCATAGTCAAGCAACGATGGCGGGTCAAATTCTGAAACCGGGAGAGGCCGAATCCATTTGGAGATACCGCAGAGAGCAAGAACAGGCGGCGGATAGAGCTAGATTAGATGATCTTGGAACGGTCCTGACCAACACAAGCGGAACTGGAGACACGGTTATAAAGCCAACAGGGGGAGGTGGTGGAACCGGCGGCGGAAAAACCACCCGCAAAGCCACGGAATATCCCGTACCGCTGTGGATGCAGCGTGCGGATACCAAAAACTATTATGAGATTGTCGTTGGACCTCTTGAGCAGGCAAAGGTTAAGCTTGACGATCTGAACGTTGAAATTGAACGTAGCGACGGATTGATGGACCCGTGGCTGCAAAAGATTGAACAGGTCGAGAACGCGCTTATCTCGGTTGGTCAGGCGGCGGGCGATGCGTTCGGAGACGCCATAGCCTACGGTGAGGATTTTGGCGATGCAATGGAACGTGAGTTCCGCCGCATGGTGGCTTCCTATGCTTCGTCAGGGTTTCGTGACCTTCTGGAAGCGATCAGCGGCCTTGACGTGAACGGCGACGGCGCGAAGACAGGGGGCGGTTTCGGCTCGTTCCTTAAGTCTTTCATGCCTGATCAGCGCGGCGGCTCATCCGGTGGCATCGGCGGCATTTTGCGCGGTCTGGGCGGCATCTTTAAATCATTCGATGGCGGCGGCTATACCGGCAGCGGGGCGCGTTCTGGTGGCCTTGACGGCAAGGGCGGCTTCCTCGCCATGATGCACCCAAAAGAAATTGTTAGCGACCTGACGCGCGGCGGTTTTGGCGGACAACCGCAAGCCATTCGTGTTGAAGTGGTCGGCTCTGACGACTTTTACACAAAGGTGACGCGGATCAGCACGTCACAGGCGCAGCGTTACGCGGGCGCTTCGTATGCGGCATCTACCCGTGACAGCGCGGCGGCAACTCCGGGCGTCATGCGCTCTAACCAACTCCTAGAGGGCTAACCATGACTGATTTGGTTTGGCCTTCTGGCCTGTTTCATTGTCCTGATCCGGTGATGATGCTGGAAGGAAATGCGGCAAGCGGTGGGGCGACGGTTGACGGCGGCATAGGCCAGATTGTGGACACGTCAGGCGGCGGCTTCTGGAAGGTGCGTATGGAGGGCATCCTTCTCAAAGGTGCTGACACGATCTTGGCCGCCGAAGCATGGAAGACGCTCACCGACAAGGGGCAGCGTGATTTCATCCTGCCTATTCGTCAGGCCCGCCCCCAAGTAGCGAGCGGATCGGTGCCGACGCGCACCGTGGAGGCCAGTGCATTCCCGGCGCTGGTGACGTTCAACCCTGCATCTTACACGCAGCTTGTGACGGCTGACATAACCAGTGGTGCGGCCCTTAGAGCAACGTCAGTTACGATCACATGCACATCGTCTATTCGTGCGGGACGCTTCTCGATCTATGACGGCTCAAAATGGCGCATTCATGAAATGGTGATTAAGGGCGCGGTGAGCGGCAATGATCAGACCTTCTCGATCCGCCCGCCGCTTCGCAATGCCGTTCTGTCTGGCGACGATGTGTTTCTTTCGTACTGCTACCTGCATGTGCGCGTTGAGCCGGGGTCTTTCGAGATCAAATACGACAAGACCACAAAAC